CTGGCTGCGACCCAGTCCCTGCAGAACAACGTTCGCATCAAGCGCGAGCTGGAAATCAAGCAGGCCCAGGCCGACCACGTGGAAGGCCGTCTGGACCGTCGCGTGCGTGGCAAGATCTCGGCTATCATGACCAACCGCTACAACTTCCAGAGCCGCTTCGGCGCCCTGCACACCCCGGGCGCCTGGGCTGCATCGGACCAGCTGGCCACGGCGATCTCCGAGCACTTCGAGCTGCTGCAGGGCAACGAAGAAGTGACCGAGGAAATCATCGAAGCCATGCTGGCCCAGCTGGAAACCGGTGGTGCTGCCCTGACCGCCGAGTTCGAAGCTGCCACCCGTGGTGAAGCTGCCATCAACTACCTGGACCGCTTCGCCTCCTTCCGTGCCCGTCCGTCGCGCTCGGCGCCGGCTGCTGCTGAAGCTGCTCCGGCGGCTGAAGTGGCTGACGAAGGTCCGGCTGCGTAACTGTACTACCGCGTGCTTCCACTGGGGAGGAGGGGACTTCGGTCCTCTCCTTCCTGGTGGTTTTATGTCTGTAGTAAAAAATTACTCCACACCCCTTTTATCTGAATGGAACTTTCCTCTCGGGGGAAACCATTTAAAGGAAGGGGGTATGTGCAGAAACTTTAGGGAGGGGGTAGAGGAGGCGTAGCGTAGCTACTAGCCTCCGTGAAAGCTTTCTATGCCCTGTGTAAGCCTTAGGCGCCCACCTTGGAGTATAAACTGACTTAGGAAGGGGATAGTACGATCCTATCAGTGGATGCTCATGAGTACCTAGTCGTGTCAAGTAAAGCAAACCAATTCAGTCAGTTGAAACCAGCTGCACTGAAGAAGAACCTCAAGTTACCCTACTTCAACAATCAGCGTGGGGATGACGCTGACTACACCACCGGTATGAAAGCCTATCGACTGGCTGACCGGAAGCTATACCAACTTTTGAAACAATCACCTGAGCACAGTGACGTACGGCGCTATCTTAACCATGCCTACGAACGACTGCTCGACTGTATGCCTCAGCCCAGTACACCCCGCAGAGCTACCAGCTTGCAGGACTACCTGACTCAGCTGGAGGCTTTGATTGAAGTCTGTGAGGCCGCTGCCAGCTAATCCTGTGTAGCTTACTCACTCACCTAGTTTGGAGTCTTCCATGCGTGACCTTTCCTCCCTGCTCGACCCCAGCGCTGATGCCTCCAGCCGCGTGGACATCCATGCCGTCCAGAACGAGGACAGCCTCTGGCAGCAGTACCTGGCCCAGAACTTGCAGATGAGCAAGGTCTACGTCATGGATGCGGTTGTCTCTGCCGAGAGCATCTCGATGGAAACCCAGCAGCTGGAACAGGCTGCACTGGCAGAAGCGGCTGAAGAAACCCCGGTCTACCCGATCCAGCTGTACGTGCTGGAGAACGGGCAGGACTACACCGAGATCCATCGCGTGCTGACCAAGGCACACGCAGATCCGGACCACACTGTGATCGTGCTGCTCGCTCCCCAGAGCACGGACACCGAAGTCAAGGGCGATGCAGCGCAGCTGCTGTCGGTCCACGACCAGATGGTGAACAGTGGCGCCAAGGTCTACACCACGATCGAAGAAGCCACCGATTACCTGAACTCGCTGGTGTAAAAGCCAGAAGTGCTGGGCAGGCCTTCGGGTCTGCTCAGTATGCCGTAAAAAGTGAAGTAAACCCCTCTAGCTATGAGACAACCCAAAAGGAGTAGTACCCCATGAAGCGCAGTCACTATCCGCTGAACCCGCTGTGCCACCTGGCCGCTATCGGCTACTGCTTCCCGGACGAGGCCTTCCTCACCCGTGAAGGTGCCCCGAACCTGTTCGATGGTTCGATGGCTCGCCCGATGGCCACCCACCTGCTGCACTGGCTGGCCCAGGAGGAGAAGTTCCTCAAGCACCTGCCGGACGACCGCAAGGACTTGTTCTTCAAGGCCGTGGTGATCGACCAGGAACTGCGGGTCAACGTCTACCACGCCTTCGGTCCGGAAGACGTCAACGAATGCCAGCTGGACACCAAGCCGATCTTCTCCTCGACCTGGGTCAGCGATGGCGAGTTCCGTTGGCTGGTTACTCCGATCCTGCACAACCATGTCGGCAAGCGCAGCTTCTTCAGCGCCAAGCCCAAGCGCACAATCGAAGCCCAGCTGATCAACATGCCCAGCACGGTCAAGCGCTATCGTCCGACCGAGCCGTTCAGCTCATTCAAGATGCGCCTGGACGACAACCAGCTGGCCATGGTGCGTGCGCGCATGTCGGCCACCCAGGTGATCAACGGCGACGTCTACGACACCGCTGCGGCGTAATGACTATGGGGGAGCCTTCGGGCTCCCCCTAGCTCTATCCTCTTTTTTTTTTGGTCTCTCATGCCCATCGATACCTACAACGTCTTGAGCGTACCTGACCTTCCCAAGGAGAAGCCGGTGACTGCAACTGTCGTCGATCTCGGAATCGGCATCATCCAGCGCAACATCGCCAAGATCATCGAAGCCATGTGCCGTGAGTTCGAGGTGAAGGATCTGCGCATCACCATTCAGATCACCAAGGATGACTTCGTGGATGTGGATATCCATGAGATCGTCTGTGCTCTGCCGCCCAATGATTTCCAGGGTCGGCTGATGCGCGCGGTGCGCTGTGACCTGACCCGCATCAAGAAACAGAACGTCAACCTGATCACCATCCGCAGTCGGATCAATTACGCCGACAAGCGTGTGATCACTGTCCTTGCCCACCAGGCGACATAAGAGGAGGGGCAACTGCCCCTCCTCTTATGTCCTTAACGGCCAGAGGCCATCAGGTGCTTGAGACTGCGCTTCTTCTGCTCGTAGTCGCCCAGTACCGAGGTGACCTTCCATTCCTTCTGCAGGAACTCCTGGTACATCTCCTCGGCATCTGCGTAGCGCTCGACGATGTTCTTGAACGCACCGATGCTGAAGCCACCACGGATCTCACCTTCGTCGATGAGGATTTCCAGGTGGTTGTAGATGTAGGCCTTGGTGGCCAACTTGGCACCCTTGGTGAAACGATGCCAGCTGCGCGGGTTCAGTGAGGAGAACTCAGCGTCGTAGGCCACGATCGCACGCAGGAAGATGTTGCGCGGCAGCGCCATGTTGTCTTCCACGCAGATCACGTTCCGACCCACCAGTCGCACATAGGCGGTGGAGACCAGCGGAATCGGCAGGTGCGAGGACAGGATACCCGAGGCAGCATCGAGCATCGGGGAATGTCCACGCATACCCATGTTGGTCGTGCCCATGATCGTGCCTTCACCAAAGGTCACGTTCAGTGGCTGGATGATGTCGCGGTTGTTGGTGAGTCGATCCGGGATCTCGTAGATCACACGGAACTCATCGGCGTACTGTGGCTGCAGACTCACCAGAGGAATGGTCACCTCATGACCGCCGGTCAGGTTCAGGTCTTCGATCAAACGACCGTAAAAGACCTTCTCACGCAGACCAACCTCGTAATTGATCGGAGCGCGGTAGCCGTCGTAGCGCGAGGGCGGGTTGAACGTTTCTTCGAGAATCTGCTCCGGAATCGTCGCGGCGATTTCGCGCAATGCTTTGTTGATGACGGACATGGCGCCTCCTGGTTTCAATTTCTACACCCCAGACGATGCTATGAACCGTAGGGTGAACTCATATGAAAGGGGCTGTTCAATGAACTTGGAAGAGTATCTGTTCAACCGCATGGCCGAGGAGGCTGCGGAGATCACACAGGCCTGCACGAAGATCCAGTCCTTCGGCAAGGATCACCGTGTTCCTTCCAACCGCATGATCGCCACGGATGCCTTGGTGGCCGAGATCAACGACGTGCTGGGCGTGGCTGATTTCCTCAAGGAATGCGGCATCGAACTGTTCGGCATCGGCAAGCCATCTGCTCGCAAGGCCAAGATCCAGAAGATCCTCGCCTACATGCAGGTGTCCATCGATGCCGGCAAGCTGACCCTCACCGACGCGCAGCTCGATCATCTCAACACCATGAACGAAGGTCGACCCCTGATGCACCGTCGCTCAGATCCGGTGGCGGCAACCTTCGAGCAAAAGGAACCCGCATGAGTAGTCTGTTTGTCTGTGACAAGTGCAACACGGTGGACACCACCGTAGCGGCTTACCCCAGCGGCAATTTCAATCTGGCGGCCATGAAGTGCACCAAGTGCCAGACTGGAGTCTGGCATAACTACTTCCCGCCGCTCCCGTACAACCCGCAGAAGGACAACGTCTGCAACCGGGCTACCGGGGTTGGGTTGGGATGACTTGCTTCATTGTCGATTACGATACTCGGGCCAACACGCCTGAGGCGATAAAAGACTTCGAACGCGCCGCCAATCGACAGCACAAGAACCTGTACCGCCTCAATTACATGTGGACGTTGAAGTTCGCCGTGACGGTTCTGGGTAAGGTAGCACTTACCCGGGATCGTGATGACATTGCTATCATCATCGGCGAGCTGTTCGATGCACTACACGCCCTGCAAGACTTCCCGGATATGGCCGAGCCCATGGCCGAGGAGATACTTGCCGAGGTCAATCGACTGGCTGCGTTCTTACCCGATGAGATTGTCCTTGACGAAACCAAGCCTCGCCGCTGCGAGATACTGGACTATCGTCATGGAGCAATGCTGGTTGAGATCAAGTGAGAGGTCGGGCCACGGCCCGGCCTTTATGCCGTAACGCTCTGTATGGCTCTGTGAGGAGCGTTCTGCGTAAATAAGTACTCCCGTAGCCTTTTCTATGTAGAAGAGCCCTAGAGGCCATTCTAATGAGTTTCAGACCTACACTATCTCAGTGTAGTGTACCAATGGAGTTTCACCATGCGTCGTGCAGTATTGATCTACGACATTGCCACAGAACATCGTGATGTCCGTCGGATCGTGCGCGATGCGTTGCATCGCCGCGAGAGGCTTCCGATCCTAGATAGCTTCAACGAAGGTCAGACAACGGCAGCAGTCAGGTTGTGGTTCAGCTACTTCCTGAACGAGTACTGCTTCGTCAACGTACCACCCACCTTCGCTTTCCGACCGGACCCAAGACTTGAAGATTTCTTCGAGCGCAGAACTTCGCCTCAGTTGATCACTCTCAGTTTTAAGCTCCGCGTACCACGGGAGCTCGCTGAAGAGACTCCCGTTATTGACGTGCGGGAACGCGATCTAGTGCTGACCTATAACAACGTAGAAACATCGAGATGGAAGTGACATGAGACACACCGCGCGGATTTACGACCTGGGCAGTCTTGCCAAAAGGATGACTCGCAACATTGAGGACTTCCTGGAGCTGTACGGCGACAAGAAGACCCATCGTCCGAAGATTCACGAATGTGGCCAGATGTTGGTCGCTATCCTCACCAACGAAATCGACCGTCGCTCGAACTGGGCCAGCCCCCTCGGTCATGAAGAACTGTTCGCACAGCTGCTGCCGTGGACCGTCAACATCGAGAAGGGAGTGGAGTACGAGGACTTCTACACCCAGGTCATCGACCGCGCAGTGGTTGCCATCAACCGCTGGCTCGAAGTTTTCATGGAGCGCGATACCTGGATGATCTGGGAGGTCGAACTGATCACTCCCCTGACGATCTCCATCGTACCCAAGCAGGACTATCGAATCGAAGAGTGGACCCGACTCAAAGAGAGCGGGCAGCTGGAGAAGCTTTCTCGCGGCGACCACTGAACACCAGAGAGCAATACCATGTCAAGCACTGTGCTAGGCGACATTCAGGGTCTTTTGAGATCCTTTGTTCAAGACCTCCTGTTCGCAAGCGACTACGACGAAGCCAAGCATCTTCACATTGATGCCCTGTCGATCGCTGAGGTCATACTCGATGAATACTTCACCGACAACGAGCTGATACAACGCGAACCGATCGATTACTTGCGCCGCTACGACATTTCACGCGATCGCAAGAAAGAGATCATTGCAACATTCAAGAACGCGCTCGAAGATTACATCCACCGCATCTGCCGTATCCACCCGCGCTATCACTACAGCTATCGGCTGAACGGCAGTGGTACTCTGGAGATCACACAAATGGACCTTGACCCTCAAAGTCCTCCTCTGAAGTTCCATTGCGAAAGCGATGACGAAGAGGGACTTGAGGGCATGGGGGCATTCGTGCCCGAACGACTGAGAAGAAGATAATGGAACAGACGCTTGTCATCATCGATGCAAGCAGACTGCTCAAGGAAATGACTCCCTATCTCGAACACCTCCGGGTGTTCGGGGTAGACGAGTCTTCTATGCTCGCACATCTGTTTGCAATCATGCGCTCACCCAACCAGACGGACTATGTTCGAAGGATGGCGCGCGATCTTATACTGGAGTTGGACGAGAAATTCTACTCCGACAAGTTCCCACCTAATAGTAGCGGCGATGTAAAATACGATCGCGTTGCACATGCAATGATTGACGCGCTCGGTGACGGCCTACAAGTCCTGATCCCAACGCTCGAAACGATCCTAGGAGACTATCGGCACTCCGCAACGCTGCATGGTTTTGTGGGCCGAGACATTGTGGTGGCCGTTGAGGTCACTGAGAAGACCGCCGATGAAAATGAAGAGAATGCTGTTGCTGCTTCCAATGAGGGAGGCGGAGAAACGACTGAAGGAAGTGGAACAGGATCTGGACCAGCTCCCGCTGGCGTATCCGTTCAGCCAACTCGTCGCGCTCACGTTCCGTCTTTGGATGATGATCGCGACCCTGGATGATGGGCAGGACAAGACCGGAGCTGATCTGGTCTACGAGGAAGATGCCTTCCGACAGGTGCTGGAGAAGCTTGTCGCCGAAGACGTCGACCTGTCCGAGTTTGAGTACAGCGAGTTCGTCAAGGCACTAGCCACGTTCGAGAAGGGCGTAGGCAGGCTCCACGCAGAACTGGCCCCGTATCTCAAGCCGTTCGAGAAGTACATCAACCGCCACAACGACAACGCTATCAACTTCCAAGGCTGGCTTGCCAGCGACTTGGTGGTGGAGCTGGAAACCGAAGAATCATGCCCAAGCCAACCGGCGCCATAAGCCTGATCCTTCCAACTCGTGACATCGTCCACAACCATCGGTTCAATGAGCGGATCTTCCGTCTCGTCGGGCAGGATGCGAAAACGCTGGGGCAGTTCACGCTTCAGCAGTGGGTGCAGAACCAGTTGGACATGCGCAGGTACTACACGCGCTTTGTCAGCCAGGCGGAACTTCTGGAAGATGCTCTACTGACGTACATCGTGGAGCCCAGGGTGGATTTGACAGAGGACGTGTTGCGGAAGGTCAGCAACCGCATGATGCAGATCGTGTTGGAATACCACGAGACTATCAATCCCCTGCTCAGAAGCTTCTGTGATCACGCAGCTGATGAGGAACACATTCGTTTCGATGACTGGCTCGGTGCTGACATGATCGTCAGTATCGACCGGCTCTAAAGGAGAAGTTAGATGGAAAAGCGCATACACGACATGATCGTCGATGATATCGGCCTGCGGTTCCGCCATGCGTTGCCGTTCGAGTCAAGTCCCTACAATACCACCAAGCCGGAGATCCCCTACTACAAGGCCTCCGAAGAACCGTCCAAACTCGGACAGGACGTGATCCACAAGGGAACGGTCATCCTCTCGACCAAGCGGGCGTTCGAAGACTTCGAGCAGACCGCCGGGATGATGGAAAACATCAACTACGACGAAGATGAAATCGGCGCTGCCATCATCAACTCCCTGCGCACCGGGGAGCCGGTGATCGCCAAGGGTCCAGTGGAGGACGAGGATACCCAGATCCTTGTGCGCGCCACTGAACGTCTGCGTCAGGGGGTGGTCAACGCCGTAAACCTTGCTCGCCTCGATCACAACGAGATGGACAAGACCCTGGTCTTCGATGGCTGGTGCTGCGGCGACATGGTCCTCGAACACATCGAGATCCGCGAAGATCGCTGATCTTATGACACCCAGTTGACATAGGCTCACCATGACCCCGCTTTCGAAGCTGCCCCTGAACTCCACCGTGTCTTTCGAGCTGTATCCGTCGTACATCATCGGCACCGGGTACAACTTCGCCAAAGTCCTCGCGCACCTGGATGCTGACACGGCCCGGGCGCTCGGCGTGGACACGGCCTCCAAGCACGCCAACGTTTACCCGACCCTGCCCTCGGACGTCCCCAATCGTCCCAATGCTTACCCGTGGGTCAAGCTGCGCCTGCAGAGCGGCGAGACCGTTATCATCGGCGCAGCCTGGGTCAAGGAAAACACGATCAAGATCCTCAACGCCAAGCGCGTGCGCTGGGAGACCGACGTCAGCAGTGACGACGATGCTGCACTGATCGTCAAGGTACTGGCTGCTGCCGGCTTCCAGGCGTTGAACATGGAAGTGATCGAATAAAGACCATCGGGTAGGCTATTGTATGCAGAAGCCTGGGTCGTTTCTGTGGAGCTTGCACTGGCTTACCCGCACTCTTTAGCCAGGCCTTCGGGCCTGGCCTTTTTATGCCCTATTTTCTTTTTCTACATTCCGGGGCTATCTAGTGTACCTTAGGCGGAGCAGTACATGCAACACTTCATCATGGCGAAGGATGACTACAAACGAGACGTGAATCTCGTCCCTGCGTACATCCGAGATTGCGCTACCTATCTTCAGCTCGACACCGGCATCGACTTTGACGAATGCGTTGACTACGTCCGCACGCAGGTCGGTCCGGGCGGCCCTCTGGAAATCAAGTCGCCGGAGATCATGTGTCTGAGTAAGGACACCCCTGGCAATCGCGTTCAACGTACCATGCCGTGGGATCAATACGTTGGCGAGGCAGTTCAAGCGGGTGATATCATCAGCCCCACCCTGGCGGTCTACGCCAATCCCCTGCGTCACGAATCCATCCTGGGTAAGTACGTCGGCGGTAATCTGACCAAGCGCCAAGTATCGAAGCATGAGATGTTCACGGCTCAGTCTGAAGCCGACATCTACAAGCTCAACGGCGACATGGAGAAGCACAAGCAGTTCTCCGCACTGGCCGGTCAGAAGGACGCTGAGCAGTCCTCGACGAAGGTCAAGAACAACTCGCTGTCTGGCGCTCACGCCGCACAGCACACCCCGCTGTATAACAAGTCTTCCCACAGCACGCTGACCAGTTCCTGCCGGTCGGCTACCTCGTACGGCAATGCCAGTAACGAGAAGTTCCTCTACGGTAACCGCCACTACTGGTCGGCGGAGTTGGTCAAGGCCAACATCATTTCCATCATCAACACTGCAGACCTCGGGAAGATCGCCAGCGCTCTGAGCAAGTACGGCATCGTCTACCCGACCATGGAACAGACCATGGCCTGCATCACTCGTTCCAGTGATCTCTATTGGCGCGACATGGTTGAAGGTGAATCCATTCGTGCGCTGGTCAGTCGTCTGAGTCCGGTACAGCGCGCAGCGGTTGTCTACGTCGGTGACTTCTACCACCTGGCCGAATACAACCGCGACTTCTGCCATCACTTCCTGGACCAGCTTTCGAGCAAGGCAACAGTTCCGCTGTCGGTGGAAGAAGCCTCGCAGTACATCGGCGCAATGGATGATGACCTCAAGGCCTTCGTCTCGATGCTGTGTGAGAAGGAACTCTACGGCACCAACCTGAAGAAGCTGAAGGTCGAGAACCCGGAAGGCTACGGCATCATGGGTGCTACGGCCAAGGCAATTCCGGAAGTACTGGACCAGTACGCAGAGATGATCCAGGCACTGTGGGTCACCAACTGCATGCCGGCATCCATCGCTGCATTGCCGACCATCATCCGTCGCTGTGCTATTGCCTCGGATACCGACTCGACGATCTTCACCACCCAGCACTGGACCAAGTGGTTCGTGGGTACGTTGGACTTCTCGCCGAAGTCGCGCGCTATCTCCAGCACGATGGTCTATCTGGCATCGCAGGCCATTCGTCACGTTCTGGCAAAGCTGTCGGTCAACATGGGTGTCACCCGTGAGAACCTGCACAAGCTGGCGATGAAGAACGAGTACGCCTTCCCGGTGTTCGCTCTGACTGGCCGCGCTAAGCACTACTACGCCAACATGTCGGCCCGAGAGGGTAACGTGTATGTGGAGTTCAAGAAGGAGATCAAGGGCGTTGCCCTGCGAAACTCCAACGTACCCAAGCATGTGAACGACAAGGCGCACGGCCTGATCGATGAGATCATGGACACGATCTACAAGGGCAACAAGCTTTCGTTGACCAAGATCCAGAAGACCATCGGCGCCATGGAGGACAGCATCCGCAACTCGATCATGAATGGTAAGTACGACTACATGACCCGGATGCAGATCCGTGACGTGAGTTCGTACACCAAGCCGGAATCCTCCGTGTTCGTGTATTACGACATGTGGGAGAAGGTCTTCGCGCCGAAGTACGGTCATGCGGAAGCTCCGCCGTATGGTGCGATCAAGATCGCGATGAATACCGAGAAGCCTGCCAAGCTGAAGGCGTGGTTGGCAAGCATCGAAGATCGTGCACTGGCTGAACGCATGATCAAGTGGTTGGAGGCGAACAACAAGAAGCACTTCACGGCGCTGTATCTGCCGGAGTCGATTCTCTCCACCACCGGTATCCCCAAGGAAGTCATCATCGGCGTCAACATCCGCAAGCTGATCTTTGCGACGATGGAACCGTTCTACCTGATCCTGGAATCGTTGAACATCCACATGAAGAACAAGTGGCTGACTCGACTGGTCTCGGACAAGGTGGAGCTGATCATGAGCACTCCCAACGAGGACACCACGGAATTGGTGATCGAACAGGAGGAGGCACAGGAGGATCCATTTGCAGGAGCGTACGCGAGCCTGGATGTGGATGGTTCCAGCGAACTGGATTGGTTCGATGAGGATGCTGAGGAAGACGAGGAAGAGGAAGAAGAAGCGTAAGGGCATAGAGGCAGGGGCGAGAGCCCCTGCCTCTGCTTTATGCCCCTGGTACGTTGAGGAACCGGGAGATGTTGTTGTTGATCTCGTCCATCGACTTGTCGAAGTTCGCGTCGTCCATGCCGCCCTTGAGTGAACGATCGCTTTCCATGATCTTCAGACCGATGGCGATCTCATTCAAGTAGCGCTGATTGACCTCACCATACAGACCGCTATTGGCCTGTACCAGATAGGAGATCACCGGGATGTGTGCCAGAGTGGTGGCCCAGTTCACATAGCGGTTACGCAGCGGCAACTTGAACTCCATGACCTCACGGACGTTGTTCTTGGTAATCGCAGGCAAGGCCGCAATCATCGCAGGGAAGTCAGCACGGCGCGTCTTGGAGACATACACGTACTGTGCAAGAACATCGTTCACAACGTCATGGTAGTCGTTCAGAGCGAAGCTGTTGGTGTTGCGCGTCTTGGGGATGTCGATCTCCATCAGCAGATAGAGCATCCTGTTGAACAGCGCAATGTCCAGCTGAGAGCGCATCATGTTCGCCAACGGCACCTGCGTCAGGAACTGGACGATGGCCATCTGGCGATCAGGGAACGCGGCCTGTGCATCGGACCACATCTTGAACTGAACGCCCAGCATCGGCAGGTTGACCAGAATCACGCTGATCCCCGAGAAGTCATTACGACCATTGGGGAAAGGCATGTTCAGATCCGTGGAGGGGTGGCGCAGCACGCGCACCGATTCCAAGTCCTGCCAAGTCTCTTCGATGTTGGTCAGATCGAAGTCGGTGATGTCGGCAATCACCACCTCGCTACTGCCCTTACCATAGAACGAACCGTTGCGAGTCATCTCACCCTTGGACAGGATGGAGGTCATCTGCATGGACATTGACCGGTTCAGCGCCATGTCGGCAAACCGATCTTTGTAAGTTCTTACGTCCAAGGACAATGGTACGGAGGTGGATGCCAAGAAGCGTGAGAGAATGTGCGTTGTGGCTACGGACTGCGGATTATGGCGATGCCAGTTGATCGCCGTGGACAGGTTCTGCTGGAGCTGCCGACGGACGTATTCGAACCGACCTATCACAACCTGACCGCGACTCCAAGTCGCCGATGGGTTGAAGATGTCGAGCATTGAGTGCTCCAGAATAAGTGGTAAGCTACACAGTATTTGCAGGACTAGCTGCAGGGAGTGCGTGTAAAAAATTACGCATTCCTACCCTATTGTATAGGGAAACAACCCCTCGGCAGCTTCGGCTGCTGAGATATGCGGGGAGCGTACGTTCGACGTAATTTGATTTAAACGCTTTTTAAGCATATATCATCCAATTGACGTATCCCAAAGATGCGTTGCGCGCAAACCATCAAAACCAGAAAGAAGGTAGAACAATGAGTGTGAACACCGAAGAAAACGGCACCCAGGCCTCCTCCCGTGACCGTGCACGTGAATCCGTGCCGTCGGGCAACGATCGCCGCGATGACCGTGGTGACCGCAACGAAAGCCGCAGCCGTGAGCAGCGCGCAAACCGTCGCGCCAGCGTTTCCAGCATCGAAGCCGATCTGGCTCGTCCGATGTCCATCGAGGGCAACGGCGAACTGCTGACCGTCGTCAAGAACAAGATCCAGGACATCCTGAAGGACAACCTGAAGTCGACCTACGACGGCAGCTTCGGCGTGCTGGCCCTGGATCGCAACCAGATCAAGACCGGCTTCTCGGTCCTGGTGATCTACTTCAATGAGCGTTCGGGCAACAGCCAGTACACCGGCGCGTTCAAGCTGATCCTGGAAGGCACCGGCAGCAGCGCCCGCCTGACCCGCCCGGTCAACATCGGCTCCAGCAGCTACACCCGTCAGCTGGTCGCCGGCGACCTGGAAGGCCCGGCCCTGACCGACAAGATCAGCCGCGCCCTGGCCGAACTGAGCGGCGCCAGCGTCGAGCTGTACGACGCCGGCACGATGGTGATCCACAACACCGTGGACCCGGAGAAGCACGAAGGCAAGCTGAAGCAGTGCGTGCAGATCGCCACCCAGGCCTGCTTCACCGTCCTGGACCGCGCCACCGGCCAGCAGGAAACCCCCTTCTCGCCGCAGATGCTGGGCAAGAAGACCGTCCTGTCCGTGAACATCGACAGCAACCCGACGCCGCTGGTGTCGGCCGGCGGCCTGCCGATCCGTACCGACTTCTCCATCGAACTGTCCGCCAGCGAGAATCGCAGCCGCGATGATCGTGACCGTGACGATGCCACCGACGAAGAAGTGCTGCACAGCACCGACGTGGCGCTGACCCGCCTCGACGGCTACATCGACCTGGTCTACATCCCGCAGGGCCGTGACAGCGATCGCCGCCGCGATCGTCGCAACCGTCGCGACTACGTCGATCCGCTGTACCAGCCGGCGCTGGTCATCACCCGTGCGGCCAACCGCATCTCGGCGCTGACCATGGAGCTGTTCCTGCTCTCCATCGCGACCTCCACCATCATGGACCGTCGCCAGGAATGGGTGAACCAGTTCCTGCGTCACGATGATGCCCGTGCTCACCTGCGTGACATCGGCGCCATCGGCTACGAGCTGGCTCCGCACCTGGATCCGGGTGCCAAGGGCGAGCTGATCGACACCCAGCGTGCCGACTTCGACCGCCGCGCTCTGAACGAGCTGATCGAAGATGCCATGTCCCCGGACCTCGTCGTGCGCATGCACATCGAAGAATCCGGCGACCAGTCCTGGCTGTCGCTGGCTCTGCTGGCAGCGGCAGAAGGCGGCAAGGGCAGTGCGGAAGTGGCCGACATGATCTACAAGGCCGCTGACAACCTGACCGACGGCAACTTCGGTGATCGCTTCAAGGAACTGGGCGGCACCAAGATCGCGATCGATCTGCAGGACCGCATCATCCTGGGCACGTACAAGGACAAGTTCGGCGAAGCGCGCGACCCGCGTGAAGTCGACGACTACCTGGCCGCGCTGAACCTGTTCGGCAAGAACGACATGGACATCGTCGAAGACCTGTCGAACACCCACGATGACGTCGACGCTCCGCTGGCGGTCCGCCTGCACAAGCGTACCGAGATCCTCCGTCACGCCACCAACGAGACGCTGGAAATCAAGGCCTACGCCCGCGCCATCGAGTTCACCTCGGAGTTCATCGAGGCACTGGTGCTCGGCCTGCAGGACGCCGACATGGACATGCGCTCCAACGGCCTGAACCTGGACTACCGCCAGGGCACCAGCCGTGGTCGCAGCGACGCCACCCGCAACGCCATCCGCAGCGATCGCGTGTCGAACCTGTACCGCGATGGCGGCCGGGATCGCGACACCGGTGGCCGTGGCTCGGCCTTCGGCCGCGGTCGTTACGCCAACCGCTGGTAAGCAACAAGCGCGTCACGCAAGTGGCGCGTTGATGTAGTGAGAGGCCGGGGGGTAAAACCCCCGGTCTTTCTTTTTTGTCTCTATGCCCGAGCGGAGATGTTCCTTTGTCAATCATGTTCGAGATCGTCGACCACAACAAGCTGTTCCAAAGCTTGTCGGTGGATCCGATGTTTATCAACGAATTCGACCTGAAGACGGAAGAAGACCGTAAGCGGCTCGACTCACGACTGTTCACACGTTACGAGGGCGACTCGCCTTTGGACGTGTTGCCGCGATGCCAGTGCGGACACTTGACAGGCGGACGCTTCACCGGGATGATCTGTCCCGAGTGCGGCTACCAATGTCTGGTGGTCAGTGAGCGCAACATCGAATCGGATATGTGGATGGCGCCGCCTCCCGGCGTGCGTGCTTTCATCAATCCACTGATCTGGGTCATCTTCAGCAAGTACATGACCCACTCCGGTTTCAACGTTCTGGAATACCTGGTCAATCCGTACTACAAGGCGAACCGATACCCCGAGCAAATCATGGAGCGCCTGCGTCGTGCAGACATTCCACGGGGCCTCAACTTCTTCCATGACAATTTCGACAAGATCTTCGAGATTCTCCTGAAGGAGCGCCTGCTGAACATCCGCAAGGATGAGAAAGCGGACCTGATCCAGTTCGTCAACGAGAACCGCCCAGCAATCTTCTCCAAGTACCTGCCGATTCCCAACAAGATGTCTTTCGTGGCAGAAGACACCAGCGTTGGGTTCTTCATGGACACGCAGATGGCCACTCCGGCATTTGCGGCATTCCGGACGATCTCCGGCGCTGTGAACTCGGTAAGGCCGCTCACGCTGGATGTCCTCCAGTCCCGAGCAGTGAAAGCCAACGTGCTGATGACTCAGTACTACATGGCCTTCCACGGTAAGCCCTTCGGCGCACGTGAAGGGTGGTCGAGAAAACACATCTTCGGCTCGCGTCTGTTCTTCAGCGCACGAGCGGTGATCTCCTCGCTGAGCGAGAACCACCACTACGAAGAAGTGCATCTGCCGTGGTCCCTGGCTGTGGTCGGCTACAAGCTCCACATTCAGAACAAGCTCAAGCGGCTGGGCATGACGCCCAAGGAAGCCGCGCGTTACATCAACGATTGTACCATGCGGTACGACCCGCTGATTGACAGCATCTTCAAGGAACTGATCGAAGAGTCCGCCAATGGCGGCTTGCCGATTATCCTGCAGCGCAATCCCACGTTGGATCGACTCAGTGCTCAGCGCCTGCTGGCCACCAAGATCAAGACCAACGTGCGAGACGTTACCATCTCGATGTCGACGCTGGTCCTGGTCGGCCCGAATGCGGATAAACTACAGTCCCCTCCATCAGTAATGGTGGAATGTACCCTCTCTAATTGCTGGGAACTCCCTCTGGGACAATCAGCAGCGAAGCCCCTATTAGGGGAACGTTCAACGACTATGGCAGGCATGCCAGTACGCTCAAGTGAGCGGAAACGGGAGGCTCCGAGTTTCCACCCCCTGGACTCGGATGAAGATATAGTCTGGTCTACATGGCAACATGTAGCTGTGACGCACCCTACGGGATGCGCTCACGGGTTAGGTCTAACGAACCTAACAGAACACTACGTTCGATGGTGATAGACCTGTCACCCAGTACGGCAACGTACTGCACAAACTCTCTCTAATTGCTGGGAACTCCCTCTGGGACAATCAGCAGCGAAGCCCCTATTAGGGGAACGTTCAACGACTAGCCGCAAGGCGTACACCCAAGTGGGTGGAAATGGGAGACTCCCACATTGTGGGATGAAGATATAGTCTGATCTACATGGTAACATGTAGCTGCCGGAAGGCGGGATGTGTTTAACGACCACATCTGAACACACATGGCCCTCAATGTCATCCTGATTCTTGACAAGGATATGTATGACAAGCTTCAACGCCTGGCACCCCATCTCGGGGTTCTGGACTTGATGGCCCCGCGAACCATCTCCAATAACGTGAAGCTGCCGGGTCCGGTAGTCTCGACGATTGCAGATTGGCTCTCACGAGCATAGCGGGGATTCGCGCGGCATACGGGGAGGCCTTCGGGCCTCCCCGCTATGTTGTCCCTCAAATTGGATGATCCCCCATGGACACCCCAAACACACAAGGTGATGGAAACCGTTATGAGCTGAATACCTTACTCCACCAAACACTTCGGTCATTCTCCAAGCGTCACTATCGAACTCCTGCCCACTTCGGTGGTAAGCAGTTCCTGTGCGATGAAGAGAACGACTTCAAGGTCTGCTTGAACAAGCGAAGCGTAGAGATCGTAGGATTCTCTCACGACGGCGAAAAGAAGCGTAACCTGCGGGTCTCGGAAGTACACGAGACGGTGAACAACCAAGCCCGTATGGACTACGTGGAACGATTGCTGGAGTTGTACAAGAGGACGATCGACAAGGACCGTAGCGGGATCTACTACGTACTGGAACACCCTTACCGCGAAGGGGCTATCAGGAACCGCTTGCTCTCGTTCGCCTCCACGGTACTCAACGACAAGTTGAATCTGGGAGTCGAATACAGCTGTGCTTCTGGCCTGATGCTTGTAACGATCAACAGTCACAAGGGCGACCGCCGTCTCATGATGATGCCGGTTACGCCTGTACCACGAATACTCTGATCCAGTCCCCGTTAAGGGATCGCTGGGATTACCGAACTTTGTTGGCCTGTTATAGTTGGAAGAAGAAAAGAGTTCCCCCGCTCTTTTCTTTTGTCGTCAAAACAGTTTCAGACCTACACTATCTAAAAGAATACGGATGAAGGGATATGGTGTGATGTATCCCTAATCCACCTAACGAGTCCAGAAATGAAACAGGGGACAATTGCCAAGGTGGCAATGGCGCTATTTGAGGCCCTCGCGCCTGACCATTCAGAGGAAGATAAGGTCAGATACGCGAGTCATTGCCAGCTGGTGACCGAGCACACCAATCCACGAAGGATTCGGTATCGGGCAGGAGAAGTGTCGCTGTCGGGACGTGCCAAAAGCGTTGAGCTGATGGCCACTTACCACGGAAAGACTACCTACGCGTTTCATCCGCCGCTTCAGAGCCTTGAAGCGGAGATCATCTTTGCCATCCTCGATTGCTACAAGACCGGTAGCGGTGTCAGCCACATCCTGTTGGAAGACATCACGAAGGAAGGCACGCAGCTCGCGATTCGTGAGGTGTCGATCAAGGAACTGATGCGCTACATCGTACCCGACGCTATTTTGCTGAAAGACAGCAATGCGCGAGTCACGATCGAGTTCGAAGACAAATATCTACAAGTGTGCGGGTTGGCTGCACGTTACGGCTTTGACGGTGTCGAAGTGGTGCGTCGCGTCTACTTCCGCGAATAAACCAGAGGAGGGCTTACGCCCTCCTCTATGCCGTAATCCCATAGATTCTATTGAAAATGGACTAAAAAACTACATAGAGAACCTACCATATGCAATCATTAGAGGAGCAGTAATGGCCAGATTTATCGAAGGCGACGACGAGTCGTTTGACTACATGTTCTACGGGGAGCAAGACCGTGGACTGCAGTCTTACTTCTCCGAGCGCCTTGAGCGCGCATCCTCAGGACTCCAGCGAGCAGGCTCGGAGTTTCTGGAGCGGGCCAGGAACATGCACGAGCGGTTCTACAACTCCGACGCAGTTCGTTATGCCCGAGCAGCTGCACGCATCGTGGAGAGCGTGTGGACCAGCGACGAAGTTCGTCGCATTGTCGACCTGAAGGGTTTGCAGACCGCCAAGCCGCGCATGCAGCGCTGGCTGATGGCAGAGCCGACCTATCGCAAGCTGTACAACGAAGGCCGCGCCGCAGGTTACGGCGAGAGCTACGAAGATATCGATCCGGGCAAACTCGGCGAAGAGCATTACGACTATCGCCGCGTCATGTCGGGTATGGTGGTGGAGCTGGATGGCGATTGCGATTGGGAGTCGACCACCTATGACGAAGACCTGCACGACGAGAATGATCGTCTGATGGTCGACGAACAGGTGGACATCACTGAGTCGTGGCACCTGATGGCGCACTACGCCAAGCTGGGCAAGAACGACCCCGGCAGTCGTTTCGACGACGAGCTGTAAGAAATGGTATAGGCCGCCCCGCAATGGGGCGGCAGCATTTCAACGGAGCTCGCAATGACCGGTATCTTCACGTTGTCTTCCAAGGGCCCTGCACGGAGCATTCAGGAAACTGCCGACATGGCGGTCTCTTATTTCCTGGTGGCCGAGTATTCCCAGAGCACCATGTTCTTTGAAGAGGTCCAGTCGTTCCCCTGGATCATTCAAGCGTACAGCAGCGATGAGACGGCACTGAAGCAGCAGATCGAAGCACGCCTGCAGCAACACCTGTCTCACTTCTTCGATGGCGCGCAGGTCGAAGTGGACACCAGCGAGAAAGTGGTGGGCGATGAGAACCGACTCCATGTGGTTATCACCGCAACTGTTACTCGTGGTGGCTATGCCTACTGCGTGGGGCATGAAATCAGTACCTATCAGGGCACAGTACTGCGCATCATGAAGCTCAGCAACTGACCTTATTTTTTTCTTTCAAAACAGGCACAATAAGAAATGACCCAGAGTGCAATTCTCCCGAAGAATGACCCGCGTGTCGGCGCCGAGCTGGACAAGCTGATCCAGGCGATGGTTGCCTTCGAGCAGGACGAGTCCGGCGACCTCGGCAAAGCTACCAGCGAAATCATCACCATCCTGCAGAACCCCGAAGCAGCCGCTGCCATCGGCGCCTTCCGCGACGACCTGGTCCAGCTGCTCAACCTGTCCCAGCCGGCCAACGAATCGGCCATCGCCAACGAGCTGGTGATGCACACCCCGTCCACCCTGCGTACGCTGGGCGACATGACCGGTATCCCCTACGGCGATCGCGCCGGTCGTTTCGAGGGCGCCGAAGCCGCCATTGAACTGGATACCCTGGAAGAGCTGCCGGCGCACAACGCCAACGACACCGCGTCCGATACCATCGCTGCCGAAGAAGCTACCCGCAACGACTTCGAAGATGCCGTCCACGCCCTGGGCGACAGCGCCACCGGCGACCTGATCAAGCGCCTGTACGACCAGATCCAGCAGACCAACCGCAAGGTCAGCTACCTGGAACAGCAGAACCGCCAGCTCTCCGCACGCCTGGCCGAGCCGCTGCGCCAGATCATGGAAGGCAACGCTCGCCAGATCAACGAACTGCGTACCGCCATCGATGACCTGCGCGTCGACGCCGGCTACCTGTCCTTCGGCGCCCTGGCCGACCTGATGACCACCGCGTCCAAGAACGTGGAAAACACCATCAAGCGCCGCCACGACCACCGCGTCAACAAGGCCCGCACCTCGGTGGAGTTCTCCGAGCAGAAGCAGGACGAGCGCTCGGTCCTGGTCACCCTGTTCCCGTCCGATGATCCGGTCAGCCCGAACAAGTTCGAGGTCAAGAACCGCATCGATGGCCAGTGGGTCGACGTCGCCAAGGAAATCCCGAGCTACGCTCTGGAAATGGTCTGCGAGCAGTTGCAGGTGCGCGGCCTGAATGACGGCAAGCGTCGCTGGGCGAACATCACTATCAACCTGCCGGAAGAAGAACCGGCCGCTGGCGAGGAAACCGCCCACGACCAGCACGACCACGATCACCAGCACTGATCTACGTCAACCTGACCCGGTGAATTAAGTAGCCGGGTCTCACAAGGCAGAGAACATGTCCAACAATCCCCATGAGTCGGTCGACCCGCGTTCGATTGACCAGATCCTGACCGAGCGTCAGGCAGCGCCGTACCTCAAGGCTCTGAAGAACATCATCGAGATGAACGAGGCTGATGTCCCGGTCGTCACCGAACATGCCTTCAAGTCGATCATCCTCCCCCTGCTGGCCTCGACCGAGTCCGAGATCAACATGGAGCCGTGGGTGGATCTGGCCGGCAATCCCAATCGTCCGATCAACGTGGTCGATCACGCGGGCAACCTGCTGTTCCAGCTGCCGGCACTGATGTCCATGCGCGCCACGCGCTTCGCTGTCGTCAACGACGCTTCGTTCCTGGAGATCTTCCGCCGTACGGAGGCCATCCGTATCAAGAGCCCCTACGCCGCCCGTCAGGCGTCGGAGAAGATGCTGGAGGGTCGTGTCTTCGATCCGGGCGTGAACTACGACACCGCTGTGGTCATGGATGGTATCTTCCGTCGCTACGGCCTGCCGCCGCTGTTCGAAGATGACGGCGACGACTCCGCAACCGCGACCACTGCTGAAGGTGGGCGCAAGTCCAACATCAGGCCTCCCGATGCGTTCGAAGAGTTCTAAGGGATTGAAGACGATGCAGGTCGGTGATATCCACACCGGCCATGGTCGTACTCCAACCACCCACATCCTGGCCAATCTGCGTGCAAGCTTCAACCACGAGACCCTGGCCGACGTGGACCTGCTGTGTATCAACGGTGATCTGTTTGACAAGATCCTGTACTTCCCTAACCCGGCGGTGACAGAGATCCAGCTGTGGGCTGACTATCTGCTGCGCGTATGTGCCGACTGCAATGTCGTGCTGCGCGTGCTTGAAGGAACTGATTCCCACGACGCCAAGCAGAACACCATGTTCACCACGCTGCTGGAAACCAGCCAGCTGAAGATCGACTTCAAGTACCAGAATACGGTGTGCATCGAGTACATCGAAGCTCTGGACATCAACGTACTGTTTATCCCGGACAACTGGCCGGCAGGTATCGACGGCACGTGGCTTGAGGTGCAGGGTCTTCTGCGTGAGCATGGTCTGGAGAAGGTGGACTTTGCCTGCATGCACGGTGCGTTCACTCACCAGCTACCGGAAGTGGTAGCGATCCACGGCGAAGGTGGGATGCACAACCCCGATCGTTACTCTGAGATCGTGGAGAAGTACATCTTCATCAACCACGTCCACAAGTCCTCTCGCTACAAGAACATCATCGCTCCAGGCTCCTTCGATCGTCTGGCGCATGGTGAGGAAGAGGACAAGGGCTTTGTCATGGCCGAGATTGGATACGACGGAAATGACAAGATCACCTTTGTTGTCAACCACCGGGCAATGATATACAAGACGGTGGACTGCTCCGGCCTGATGGCTTCGGAAGTGTTCGAGAAGATCCAAGCATTGGTTGACCTGGGAATGCTGCCAAACAGCTCCTACGTTCGCCTGCAAGGTAATCGACACGACCCTGCGATAATTGGCCTGAAGGAGATCCGCCGCGAGTTCCCACTGCTCATCTTCGATGACCCCAAGGTCAACAAAGAGAAAGTCGTTGAAAGCACGCTATTCACTGACGCACGCAATCGATTCGAAGAAATCACTGTCACACCTGACAACCTAAAACAACTACTCATGCCTCGTATTGAGGCTCGGCTGGGCGAAGGTGCCCAGTTAACAGGTGTATGCAGTTCACTCATTGATGAGCTACTCTGAAAGGAGTTTTTTTCTTGAACAAATTTGAGAGCGAAGTAGCCAAGTTCCTGTCCATGCTGGGGGCTCAGGTAGAGTCTCTTGCCTCCTCGGTACGATCGGCTTTGCCCCATTCCCCGATCCACAGCGTGCACCTCGGCTTCCCGCATGCAGCCTTGGACAACATGAAGCTGTCCGGCGAATGTGCCATCGCCGATACGCTGAAGATGTTGGAGGCCAACGGCGTCACGCACCCGAACATGCCCAAGGTCGTGAACTACCTGGTCGACCATAAGTTCGCTTGGTCCGGCAGACTGCCGTTCGAAATCCATCGCTACATCGGCGCCGCCGTGGACATGGACTCGCTCTATATCACCCAGGGTAAAGAGCCGATCATCCTGACCGACCCGAAAGGCGAGTGGCGGTTTGTCATCAAGCCCAAGAACGACAATACCGGCTTCTACCGGTCCCAGGAAGCGTCGACGGAAATGGTGCTGGAGTTCCGTGACCAGTTCAGCGAAGGTCAGCTGGAGCTGTCGGCCCTGGGTAACCCGAGGGCGTTGAAGGTCGAGACGAACGTACGCCATCGAGGCGACATCGTCACGCACTACAATCCGGAAGTGTTCCACGAAGACTGGATGAAGGAAACCGTCTTCGACCCGCTGACTGCCGCTCTGGAAAAGCTGGCACTGGAACGCCTGGGCGAAACGCTGACTGTCGCCGAGCTGGGCAAATGGGTCACCGAACATGTCGGCCTGATGATGGAAAACGAGACGCCGGCTCAGTTCACCGAAAAGAGCGCGATGTCCGATAAGCGCATGGTGAACGGCACGTACTTCACCGCGTCGCAGCGCTTGCATCCCACACTGGACAGTGAGATCAATCATCGCATCGTCCGCCTCGACCACGTCGACAACCACTGCACCTACTCGGCGTGCTTCTCGGTCATCGATCGCGGTGAGGGTGTGTTCGAGTTCGCCACTGCTCAGGTGGTCTACCAGATCTCCTCAGGCATGTCCTCGGGCTACCGCGTGTGGAAGAACAGCCTGGCTGGTCCGGCCGAGCTGGTAAGGCTGAAGCGGATCTACGCCCCGGTGTTTGCTGGACTCCGGATGAAGAAAGAAGAACAGGAGGCAGCACCCCCTGCTGACACTCCTGCCGAATAGGCCCAGGTGAATGAACATCATCCAACGTAAGCTGGAAGCTCGTGATGTGGGACAGATCCCGGTTTCGATCGGGACGTCCTTGGCGCTGGAGGGAGCGTTCGGAATCTACCCCGACCGCCCCGCCAGTCCGCCGCCCATCCATTCGGTCAAGCGTGTGTACATCAACGTGCGCACGCTCATCCGCAATCTGATCAATGGACTGGATGCAGACGGCAAAGACATGGTTACTGCGGAGCCTGTCTTTGAGGCAGTTGCTGAGGAGATGGAGATCATCTCGGCGGCTATCTCGCGGCAGGGCAATGCTGGCAACAGCGTCGTCTTCTACGCGCCAAGCTACGTCAGCTTGAACAAGAAGTTCCGGTTTGCCAAGCTCTGGAAACCGAGTACCCCTCGACAGATTGCACTGGCGGCAATCGAAGAGTCGGTCACCCGACAGCTCGCCAAAGAAGTACGGACCGTGGCTATTTTGCACATGGACACCGACTTCCCCGGCAACCTGCCGGAGAGCCTCCTGCTCACCCACTACCCGGTGGATCTGCTCTCCCGGTACAGCTTCAAACGAGTGGATCTGCTGGAGTCTCACTCCGGTGTGATCAAGCCGTTCTCGCAGTGGTACACCAAACTCGGTAGTAGCAAGGAGCTGACCAACGTTCCTTTCAACCGACTGACCCTGCAAGTCTTCGGCGATGGCGGTAATCACTTTTTCGCGGGCCCCAACCCGTGGAAGAAGGCGGTCCTGGAGCTGGCGGAGGAGCGTAATTGGACGCCCGTCACCAGCAACGAACTGGTGGTCGATTCCATCAGGCGGTATAAGGATCCGCTCATCAAAGGTCAGCTGCTGTCCCTGCTGTAATAACTGACGGGGGTAGCAGATAAAATGTACAACGCACCGCACGGGAAATACTACCAAAATGGCTTACGGAAACAACAACCAGAGCAACCAGCCGAAGGTCGCGCCGAACATCCTGAACGACTGGGATCTGCGCATGATCGGCGAACCGCAGCAGGGCGCCAAGAAGCCGCCGGCACTGAACTGGCGTCTGAGCAACACCAAGAGCGGCACCAAGGCCGTGCTCCAGGTCCGCACCAACGTGCCGGGTGCCAAGGACGACGGCCTGATCTCGGCGCAGTTCAACACCCGTGACTTCTTCGGTGGCTTCCTGGGCATGTTCAAGCGCCTGCAGAAGCTGGAGCCCGGCAAGCAGTTCGTCATGGGCAACAACCGCTTCTTCAACGGCAAGCAGAACACCGTCTCCAAGACCATCCTGGGCAAGGAAGCGGACGGCGCCTGCTACATCGGCCTGGTGGCCCGTGATCAGGCCAACGTGAAGTTCTACTTCGGTCCGAGCGAGAACCACTTCCTGACCTACATGGACGGCACGCCTCTGTCCAGGGAAGAAGTCAGCCTGATGTACGCTGACCAGTACGCCGAAATGCTGCTGCACTTCCTGGGCAACCTGCTGACCTCGGCCTACGTTCCGCCGCCGCCGCGCGAAGGCGGCTTCAATGGCGGTGGTGGCGGTGGTTACAACGGTGGCAACCGTGGTGGCCAGGGTGGTGGTGGCAACTACGGTGGCGGTGGTGGCGGCGGCTACCAGTCCAACGGTGGTTCCGGTGGTGGCGGTGGCTACGACGCCGGCTTCGGCGGCGACGCCCTGCCCGATAGCTTCTAAGCGGCCGGATGCCGTAGACATACCGACATATGGACAGGGGAGCGTGTGCTCCCCTGTCCAGTCTTCCCCTGTCAACTGAAAAAAAGTTCAGCCATACATTACCCATATGGCGCCCTACAAATAAAGACAGGAACGCAGCAATGAAAATCGAAATCTCCAGGGAATCGGGCAGTGGTGGCGTGATTGAGGTTACTCTCAGCCACGGCAACCATGAATCGACAACTTGGAACACGAGCATGCACGATCGGACCAAGATCAAGGACCGGCCGGCACTGTTCAAA